AGGTTTTCCAGAAGGTTATGAACAACATAAAACTTTATTAGAGGCCGGTAGAGATCGTTTTCCAACATCAAAATCAAGCGTAAGCACAGAACCAGGAAAAGTAAAATATGGTGCTCCTAGTCAAGGTAGTTTGTTTTCTGACGCTACACTTACAATACTTTCAGCAAAGAACAATCCAGTAGTGGAGGTTCGATTTACAGACGTGTTTCCAACGAACTTAGGCGGTCTACAATACAATCAGCAGGCCACTGATATAAGTTATCTATCTGTTGATGTAACATTCAAATATAGCATATACAATTTTGCTACTTCAGTTAACTCATCAGCAACAACAACAATCACAACATAGCTTGATTTTTTCACATTTTTGTGATAGTATTATATTATGGATTTAGAACAATTACAATTAGAAGCAGACAAAGATCTTAAAATAAATGATACTGAATTAGATTTAGAATCATTAAAAACACCACAGTTGCATAACAAGTATATGAAACATTATACAAAGTTTAAATTATTGTTGACTCGTACTGAAGATGAATTACGAACAATGAAAAGGAATAAGTGGGAATATTATACAGGAAAGGCCGACCCTAGTGTGTATCAGGCCAAACCTTTTGATTTAAAAATAATGAGAACAGACATTGACAAATATTTAGAAGCAGACGAAGATTTACAAAAACTCTCACAAAAGATTGCCTATCTCATTACTGTTGTGGATTTTTTAGATAAAACATTAAGAGTAATTGTCAATCGAACATACACAATAAAAAATGCCATTGAGTGGCGTAGGTTTCAATCAGGCGCCATTTAATGTACCTAGAAAATAATCATTGTATTTCTGTTGGCCGTTTTGATAGAAATTATTGCGATGAAATTATAAAACAAGCTGAATCAAAACAATTACAAGAAGCCACAATACAAGACGGCAATCAAAATAATCGAAAATCAAAAGTAAGTTGGTTAACAGACGAAAAATTAAATAAAGACATTAACGATATTATATTAGATCATAATAAAAAGGCTAAATGGAATTTTGTGTTAAAAGAGTTTGAACCTTTACAATATACAGTATATGAAATAAACGACCATTATGATTGGCACATAGATAGTCATAGTAAACCATATTCAAATGGTTATATAAGAAAAATAAGTTTTACATTATGTCTAAATGAAAATTATGAAGGCGGTGAATTTGAAATATCAAAACCAAATCCAAAACCAGAAAAACATATGAATACAAAGTTTAATGACAAATTTACACTAGGTACAGTTATATCATTTCCATCATTTATTTGGCATAGAATAAATCCTGTAACATTTGGTACAAGAAAAGTATTAGTCGGTTGGGTTGTAGGTCCTCAATTTACTTAATATGTATGACACTTACCAAATATATAATCATAGATAAAAAAAACGAAGTATATCTTAAAGTAGAAGCAGATGATGCAATACGGAGAGAATTAGGAGAATGGTTTACGTTTGAGGTACCAGGTTATAAATTTACACCTCAGTTTAGAAATCGATTTTGGGATGGAAAGATCCGCCTTTTCTCCTATGCAACTGGCCAAATCTTTACTGGCCTTTATCCTTACATACTTAAATGGTGTGAAGATAATAAAATACAAGTAGTAGATGGTACTAAAATAAAAGATACAGAAGTTGATGTAAAAGGTATTGATGGTTTTATTAAAGCATTAAAGATACCATTAGAAATAAGAGATTATCAAGTAGAAGCCTTTATACACGGCTTAAAAAAGAATCGTTGTTTACTCTTATCGCCAACGGCATCAGGTAAATCACTAATCGTTTATTTACTTGTAAGATTTAATTTATTAAGATTAAAAGAAAAGACAAATAATAAAATACTTATTATTGTACCGACCACATCTTTAGTTGAACAGTTATATAAAGACTTTGAAGATTATGGTTGGAATGCCGATAAAAATATACACAGAATATATCAAGGCCACGAAAAAGAAACAAATAAAAATGTGATTATATCTACTTGGCAATCAGTATATAATTTACCTAAAAAATGGTTTAGTCAGTTTGGTATGGTGATAGGTGATGAGTGTCATTTATTTAAGGCCGTTTCTTTAAGTAAGATAATGACTAAATTAGAAGATTGTAAATATCGTTATGGTTTAACAGGTACACTTGATGGTACTAAAACAAATAAATTAGTTTTAGAAGGCCTGTTTGGTGCCGTAAATAAAGTTACTTCTACTACAGAACTACAAGAGAAAAAACAATTAGCTGATTTAAAGATTATATGTTTAATTCTACAGTATGACTCATATTCAAAAGACTTTATGAAGAATAAAAGTTATCAGGAAGAAATGGATTTTTTAGTTTCAAATGAAAGAAGAAATAAATATATTCGTAATCTATGTTTAAATTTACAAGGTAATTCTTTAGTGTTATTTCAATATGTAGAAAAACACGGTGTTATATTAAAAAAATTAATAGAAGAAAGAGCAGAAAACAAAAAGATTTTTTTCGTTTATGGTGGTGTAGAGGCCGAAGAAAGAGAACGAATAAGATTTATAACTGAGAAATCTGATAACGCAATTATAATCGCCAGTTACGGAACATTTAGCACAGGTATTAATATTCGTAATTTACATAATATTGTTTTTGCATCGCCGTCAAAATCTCGTATTCGTAATTTACAATCTATTGGCCGTGGTTTAAGATTAAAAGATGACAATTCGGCTGCCACACTCTATGATATATCAGATGATTTAAGTTATAACGGCAAAGACAATTATACATTACAACACTTTAGAGAACGTATTAATATATACACTTCTGAAGGCTTTAACTACGAAATACATAACATAGAACTCCTAAATAGTAAAGACAATGGATCAAATAAAAATAATTAAACTTATTAATGGCGATGACATTGTTTGTGCTTTGGCAAAAGAACAATTGCCAGACAAGACACCTCTTTTACGTATAGATCGGCCGTTGCAAATTAAATATGTATCTCAATTAACAGCAAGAGGTCTTAAAGATTATATAGCTCTTATTAAATGGGCCGCCTATACGAATGATAAGATTATAACAATACCAAAAGATAAAATTGTTACAATTACAAACGCCACAGACGAAATGACCAAAAGTTATTTAGATGTATCTAAAAAGTATGATAACATTGTGGTACCAAAAAGAACAGAACAATCAATAGAACAATTATCTGATGATGAGAATGAACAATTTAATGAATTGTGGGACGAGTTTAGAGATGTTAAAAAGATACTCCATTAATCTGGAGAATCTTCCACTTGAAAGCGCTACACGCTCATTATACATATTAATTAGAAAAAGTCAACCTATCCTGGAACCGAATTTTTGTGTAAGTGATTGACAAAACATACAAAGTGTAGTATATTTAAATTATGACAACATCAAAAAAATCAAAAGAACATTACGTAAGTAATAAAGATTTTTTGGCCGCTATGATAGAGTATAAGAAAACGGTCAAAAAAGCAGCTAAAGAAGGCCTGCCAAAACCTAGAGTACCAGATTATGTTGGCCAGTGTTTTCTTAAAATAGCAAATCACTTATCTTACAGACCGAATTTTATTAATTATACTTTTAGAGATGATATGATTTCTGATGGTATAGAAAATTGTTTACAATACTTAGATAACTTTAATCCTGATAAATCAAATAATCCTTTTGCCTACTTTACACAGATTATATATTACGCCTTTGTAAGAAGAATACAAAAAGAAAAAAAACAAGTTACGATTAAACATAAAATGTTATTAGATTCTAACTTTGATGATTTAACTTTACAACCTGGCGAAGATAGGGAATTTCATAATCAATTTACTGAATTTTTGAAAAAGAATCTACCTATTGATGAGGTACCTAAAATAGAAACTCTTGCTCATCATAGAGAAATGAAAAAACAAAAAGAATTAAAAAAGAAAAAAACACGAAAAGGTAAGTTAGATTATTTTATATTAAGTTAGTATGAAAATAGCCGTATTGAACGATACGCATTGGGGGGCTCGTAACGACTCACCAGCGTTTGTAAATTATTTTAATAGATTTTATGATGAGATATTTTTTCCATATCTACAAGAGAATAATATAAAAACAGTAATTCATTTAGGTGATGTAGTAGACCGAAGAAAATTTATTAACTTTCAGGTGGCTCATAATTTTCAAAAGAAGTTTTGGAAAAGATTATGGGATTTAAAGATAGACACTCATATCATTATTGGTAACCACGACACATATTATAAAAACACAAACGAAGTAAATGCTATGGAACAGTTGATCACAACTTTTGATGGCATAAACGAACCTTGGATATACACTAAACCTAAAACTGTTAATTTTGACGGCCTTGATATATTATTTTTACCTTGGATTTGTGATGACACAATGGAAGAATCATTACACTCAATTGATAAGTCCACAGCACAA